ACAGCGCGCTGCAGATCAAGGTTTTCAGTACGCGCACGGTTCAGTTCCTCAGTGCGTTGGCGGTCGATCGAATCCCGGATGGCCAGCTGCTCACCGGCCAGGCGCGCCGCCTCGATCTGCAGGGTCAAATCTGCCTGGACGTCGTCGCGCTCGCGGCGCGCCGCTACCAGCTGGTCGCGCTGATGGTCGTAGGCGATCCAACCCAGCAAGCCGACCAGCAGGAAAAACAGGGCAAGGCGCAGGGGGCTGATGGTCATGACAGGCACAGCTCCATTTCAGCCAGGCGCCGCTTGTGCAGCCCAGGAACGAAGGTCTTGCGGCCATCGGCACCGGTGACATACGCCCAGACCGGCCGACCATCCGCGCCCCAGGCCAGCGCCTTGCACCCTTCGGCCATGCGGCCCGCGTTGATGAGCGCGACCGCGCGGCTGGCACAGGTGCTGGGCGTGCCGACGTTGTGGCCGTGGCTGCTCAGCGCGTCGAACACGTTCTGGCCGATCGCCTGGTTGGTCAGGCAGTCGGCCAAAGCCAGCTGGCCCTTGCTGACCACCAGCTGCTCCACCTCGGCGCAGCGCGCGTCCGACCAGTAATCACCGACCACCACGGGATAAGGGCTGGTGTGACGGGTGATACCCATGCACACGGTCGGCAGTCCCTGGGCGAGCCGATCGGCATAGACGACGTTCTCGCCCTGCCCTTCCCACTTCCCCAGGAAGCCGGTCAGGCCGGTGCCACACAGCACAATCAAGCCGGCAGCGATCTTGTTACGCAGGTTCATGGAAATACCTGCTTGAGCAAGATGGGGGCGACAACTTGAGCAATGACGCCCAGGACTGTCAGCACGCCTAGCAGCTTGGTCACCTTGCCGCCCAAAGCGGTAACCTTCTTGGTCAGGGTTTCCTGGCCTTTGTTGAGCGTGAACAGTTGGCTGGACATGTGCTCGAACTGGCCTTCCAGGCGCGTGACACGCTCGGGCACCAATTCATGACGGTCTTCGAGCTGGCCGACACGATGCTCGAGCACGGCAAAATTACTTTCCAGCTTGTTCACGCGCTCGATGCCGGCGGTCTTCGGGGTTGAGCGGACAGACATCAGCGATGACCTCGCTCGGTCAGGGTTTGGCACGGCACGCACCGGGTCATACCGCCCAGCGCCTGGCGCGCTGCCGGGATTTCCTTGTCGCAGTCTTCGCAGTGCGTAAGGCTTGGCCCGCTCGGGCGCGCCTGGGCGAGCGCAGCGGCAATGGCGGCGTCGCGTTGACGCTGCTCCAGAGCCTGGGCACGATCGAACGGGCAAACCATCAGATCAGGCCCTCGATTTCAGAAGCGGCTAGGTACGGTGTGCCGTCGATGTGGACGAAGTCCGGACTGGTGACGTCGTACTGCACTTTCACCGTGGACTTGGCGCCGCCCTTGGGGTCGATGCTCAGCAGGCTGGACAGTCGCACCTTGCACCCGAACGCCTCGTACTTGATCTCGTCGTCGCCGGCCTTGGCGTAGAACACGATGTCGAACGGTTCCAGCCCGCGAAAACTGCCAGCCGTCGCGGCCTGCTCTTTCAGCAGCTTGAAGTTGGCAATGTCCAGTTCCATTTCACCCGACGCCGAGACGTCACCGTCGACGTGGCCATTGGGTACGCCACGGGTCTGGCCCACGGCGCTGTTATCAGTGATGTCGAGGGTTGCGGCCTCCACATGAACCTTGAGGTCGCCCAGGTTCACGTCGAAGTTCTTGCCGCCAATACGTGCTGCCATGGGTTACTCCGCAGTGTTGGTCGAAAGATCCAGGGCGAGGTTCGCCGTGATGTCCTTCGGGCAGTTGAGGGGACGCAGGGTCAGGTAGGCGACCACGGCGGTTTTGCTGGTCCAGCTCAGAACGATCGCGTCCTTGCCTGGCGCCTCGATCTCGCCCGGGAAGACGTTCGCGCCGACCGTGGTGGACTTGGCCATCTGGCGCAGCGGCGCCATGAGCGCGGTACGGCTCACTTCCATACTGTTGGCCGAGCTATTCAGGCGGCGATCGCCGACACGCTGGATCAGCAGCACGCGCACGCGGCGGGCGGCCTTGTCCAGGACGCGCAGGTGCTCGATGACCTGGACGTCTGCGCCTGGCGCGGCCAGCAGGTTGGCGTCCGCCCAGTACAAGCCGGGATAGCCTGGGTAGGTCTGGGAGACTGAAAGTCGGGCAGCATCGAGCGCGGCGCGGGTGGCCGACTGCAGCGGGATCCCGTCCTTGTCGATCGGCGTCGCGCCCAGACCTTCAAGGGCACCGGTGGCCACTCGCATTGGCGTGTCGGCAATACTCACGGCAGCGTTGGCCAGGCGGCCGGCGAGCACGCCCAGGTCGTTGCCATGCAGCTGCGGCACCACCACGACGCGATCGGCTACCAGGTCGCCAACCAGATCGCGCTGCTCGGTTTGGTATTCCGCCCAGGTCTGCGCGGCGGCAATGCCGGCAGTGGCGGCCAGCACGAACAGCCGGCGGCCGTAGGTGCTCTGGACGGCGTTGGCCGCCACGTTCATTGCGGTCATCTCGGCCTTGTTGGCGACCGGCCGAGTGATGACAGCAGCCTCGACGTCATAGCTGTGCTGTTGGGCGTAGGTCAGCGCTGCCGACCAGTCACCATCGGCCGCGATCGGCGCAACCAGAGCGTTCCAGCGGTCGCCGCCATTGGCCCGGGCGGCGATGATCTGGGTTTTCAGGTCGCTGGCTGGAATGCCCAGCTGGGCGTCCAGGTCGCTTTCGGTGTTCAGGGCGATGATCTGGCCGATGTTCTTGGCCCCGGGGCCGATGAACAGAAACAGCCGCTCGACTTCGGTACTGGTGCCCTGACCGAGATTGAGGTTATTGACGGATACTTTCCCGAGTGCCATGTGGTGCCTCGTTAACGGGGTGCAGTGATGATTTGACGCAGCACCAGGTTCACCAAGGCTTTGGTTTCACTCTGGCTTGCGCCCAGGAATTGGCGGGCGGGCAGCTTGATTTCCCAGCTCTGCGCGCCGGTGGAGGCTTTGCGTTCGCCGTCCAGAACGCGGATCAGCAGACCCGCCTTCGGGTATTCGATGTGTTGCTGAATCCAGGCGACGCTGGGCCGCGTAGCGGTCTTTTTGCCAGGCAGTCGAACCTTGTAGCCGAGCTGTCGCAGGCGCTTGGCTTGCTTCTCGGTGGCTGCGGTACCGGGCGGGACTTGTGTCAGCTTGCGCATCTGTTGCGCGGTGACACGCTCGACGCCGCCGTGATGCTGCTGCGAGGCGACGTAACGCGTGAGACGGTTACGCCATCCTAGCTCGGCTTCGGTGTCGCTCAGACGGACGACATCCAGCAGCTTGGCCAGGCCGGCTTCCATCTTCTTCTTGCCCTTGACGCTGGTGTCCTTACGCGGGGCGAACGGGCTGCCGTCCAAGTTCTGCTGGTTGCGCACGCGCTGGCGGGACAAGCTGCGCACGCGCTTGCTGACGTTATTCATCAGCCGGCGACGCTTCTGCGGCGGCAAGGCCAGCAGATTGAGCAGATCCTGCGCTTCGAGCATGCCGCGAATGTCGAGGTTGAAGGCGTCAGTCATTGCGCACGACCTCGCCCTGCTCTGCGGTCCACAGCTCATACGGGATCGGAGACCAGGTCTTGCCGAACATCTTGATATCGCCGTTCGGGTCCTCGCTCAGGTACTGGGCTTCTGCAAACTGGATGCTGATCGTCACGTCGGCCAGGTCTTGCGCCAGATCGGTGACGTCGGTCGCCATCACTGGTGCTGGCAAGTCGTCTCGGTCGTCGTCATGCGTTACCAACCAGCTACCCAGCAGCGCCATCAATCGGGACGGGTTCCCGCTGAAGTCGTCCATGCTCAAATGGCCGGTGTAGGACATGTCGCCCATGTACATGCCGTTTTCGTCCGGCTTCCACACCAGTTCCTGGGTGGCATCAGTGACCCAGCTGTCGAACTGCTCAGGCAGCACCAGGTTGAAAGAACTGAGGTACGCGGTCAGCGCCCGTAACTTGTTCACAGCAATACCGCCGTGATGCGGCCACGTCCCTGCAGGGCGCGGATCGCCTGCTGGCTGCGTGCAAGAAGGTTGGCCGAGGACTCGGGGGCTTCTTTACCGGTGTTTTCTGCGGTTTCGCGGCGGGTGGCGGTGGCGTATTGAGGCAGCAACTCGGCCTTGGCCCGGTAGTAAACGGCCTGGCGATACAGCTCAGCGATATAGGTGCGCTCCGGCAGAACGGTGCTGTCTGCAGATTCAACGTTCGACACTCCAGCCGACTGCCATTGCGTTTTTTTCCTGGCAAGGTCGGTGTTAACCGCACCCATGGCCAGGGTAAGTTCGGTGACCTGCAGGTCCACCAGCCGGTCAGCCGGCAAGCGGTGGGTGCGCTGAAAGTTGCCCAGGTCGAGGTCGGGCCAAAAGCCGTCGTTCTCGATCTGCTGCGGCACTGCGCTGGATGTCGGGTTTCCGGAAAAGCCCATCTGCAGGTCACTCAAATAGGGCAGGTTGCGGCTTCGAGAAAGGCCGGGGTCATGAATGACTCGGTCTTGCCGTGGCAGCTCCCTGCGGGGGGGTAGTCGGTTATTCAGTTGCGGTGATGCCGGCTCGTTGTTTAGCCAGCGCCTTACGGCAAAGCTTGATGCGGGTTTCGTTGCCGGCTTTCGCGTACAGCTCGGTGGAGCGCTCAAAGTGCTTGAGTGCGGTGTCCCACTGCTCCGCTTCCATGGCTCGGATGCCGATCAACTTGTGGTACTTGCTTGGGATCTGCTCGGTCAGGTCCCACTCACCGTCAACACGTGGGAGCAGATCGGACAGGTACGGCTCTGGACTGCGACTGGCGCTGTATTCGGCAAATGCCCACTCGATCACCGCGTCCGCGACAAAGGTCTGGACGTCCCGACGCTTGAAGCGCTCCGGCATCACCTGACCCTGCTCGATGGCAACGTCCGCCAACTCCAAGCCATCCACGAACTGCTCGGTATCGAACAGCCAGACCATGACCTGCACCAGTACAGGGTTGGCAAAGCTCAGGCCCGACTCGCAATAGCGCTGGATGTAGTCCTGGTACTTGGGCAGCAGCTCGTTGCGCTTGAGGTCCTGCTTCCCGGCCAGCCCCTTGATCGCGCTCAGGCGAGCCAGATCCTGATCGAGCGCCGCTACCTGCAACGCCAGATGCTTACGGGCGTTGGCAGGGCTGCTCAAGGCTTCTGCAGTCGAGTACGGCAAGGCGGCGGCAGCCGCAGCGCTTGCGTGCGCTGCGCTGCCCATGGCTTGGATTCGACGTTTGTGCGCCAGGGCCAGGCTCATCAAACCAGCTCCACGTTTTCGGTCAGTGCGAACTTTTCCAGCTGCTCGATCACGTAACCTTCGTTGCGGCTGTTGTAGTCCTCGACGCGGGAGCGCTTTGGATTGTCCACGGTCTGTTTACGCCAGCTGGAATCCTGGAAGTAAATCGACAGGTTGTCCCAGCTGGTGACGACCACCGCGTTGACCGGGAAGTAAGGCACGCTGAAGCTCGGCAGACCGCCGTAGGTCGCAATGACCTGAGCATCTTCGATGCGTTCTTTTTCGGTCGGCACGTCGCCTTGCTTGGCGTACAGCTTGGCCTTGTCAGCGGCCAACAGGTCGCTGCCGATGATCGCGATCAGGTCACCGCCGTCACGCAGGCGCTCGTCGACCATCTGCTTGGTGTCGTGCACCAGGGCATCAAGGTTGGCGTAGTCGCCGCCTTCACCCAGGATGACCTTGCCCGCTACCTTGCCTTCCTTGAGCACCTGCGCCGGGATCTGCTCACGCGCGATCTGCAGCCAGCCCTTGTTGACGTCCTGCAGCA